GGTCATAGTCATATGTCTGCCGTTAAAAGCTACTACTTTACCCGTAATGTCACGAACTGGAAAAACGATTCTTCCGTTAAAACTTCTTTCGTGATGCATAAAGGCTTCAAACTTGGTATAAGTTTCAGGTTTTATTTCTCGCCAGTTTCCAACATAGGGAATGAATCCCTTTGGAAAGGCAAACCCAATACTTGCTGACCTTGTTTCCTCTATTGAAGTTTTTAATTTTTGTCTTTTTATTTCTAAGAAGTTTGCTGCTTCTCCAAAATGATTGAATACATTTCCTCTGAATCCACAAGAAAAACAATGGAATATACCAGTTATTTGGTCTATTCTCATACTTGGATTTTTGTCATCATGGTCAGGACTAAGACATCTTACAACATAGTCTCTGCCTGTAACCTTATAATCAATATTCTTTTCTCTTAATAAGTCATCAACTTTCATTGTGTTTCCATTTTAATTTATCACCTAAGTCTTCATACTCAGTCATTTTTGTTCCATCAGTATCTATTTCAAACTCATAGAATCTAGTTTTAAATACAGCTTCTTGCATTTGAAACCAAATAGCAATAGCTTGACTTCTAAATTCTTCATCAGGCCACAGATAATAACAGTTGTGCCAATCATCTAAAAATCTGTGAACTGTTATATCTAAATTAAAATCAGGGTCTGATTCTTTTAGTATCTGTACTGCTCTTAGTCTTTGACTACCAGCAATAGGATACCAACTTTTCATACATAAAAATGGATTCTTAATACCATTTTCCTTTATACTTGCTATTAGTGGTTCGTTTGCAGGAACATTATGTATGTTTTGTGCAACTGTAGGCTCTACTAAAAGTCTATCAGTTGTTGTAAATATAATCTCATAGGGTGGTACTGCTACTAATTCTGCAGCTTTATTCCCTATCCTATCACTCGCCATTTGGGTCTCTCCCTACGGCTACATCACTCAAATATCTTTCAAACCTTTCCATAAGAGTTTCGTCTGTATAATCTATTCCTGTTTTCCATTTCTTTCCTGTAGCTGTTTCTTCAAAATGTTTTTCACCATTATTGTAAGCAACTTCTAATACTCCATCTTGGGCAAGCATATACTTTACTTGTCTACCCCAAGCTTCTGCAGCTAATACTGCTTTTTGTCTTTCGACTCTATCTTTATATTGCGTCATTTATTTCCTCCCCTGTCGCCATACTATCTTTTAATGTTTCTCTATCTTTAGGATTCATAGTTGATTGAGGCCCAATCTTAAGTGTTTCCCAATCCATTACACTTGTAAATCCCTCCATTTTTGCACTACGCATTTTTGTGCAGTTAAAAGTTATACACTCGTCCTCTGGAGACCAAGTCTCAATAGTGTAAGCTGCATCAGCAGCATCGAGTATACCTTTTGCGAATCTTGCCTCTCCTGTATTATCTGTTTGATAAGGAGAGAATACAGGAACTTCATATTCCTGTGCCATACTTTTCAGAGTCTTACTTACTTCAATTTGCTCTGTCCAGTCATATTGCCCACCTTTTGCGGGGGCGTTTGAACGTTTTACCTGATTTAGGTAATCTACTATAATTACTCCGACATCTGTTTGATTTATTTTGCTTTCTAATTCTTTTCGTATTCTTGATAAACTTAACACAGGGTCATATATTACATCTAGTTGTCTGTCGGGAGTAAGTTTTTTCTTTGAAAGTTCTGTATGTAGTGTATCAAAATCTCTACTTTCGTAGAAGTCTGGCAGTAAGTCTACTCCATCTACAAATCTATTTGCCCACCACTCTGCTACTCTATTCCACTCTGTAGAACTGAGATTACGAGTTGCTAACCTACCTATTGGTACTCTGGCTCCGAGGGCACACATTCTTTGTAGAATGGAGCGACTATCCATTTCTATTGTAAAATAAATAGAACTGCGTCCTTGATTATAAACATTATTTGCAATGTTTACACAGGTTAAAGACTTACCTGCACCTCTGCGACCTCCTACAAGAACTAAGTCTCTGGGAGAAAACTTTAGTTTTTGGTCGTATTCATCATTGAGTCCAAGAGGTAAATATTTCTTAAGATTCTTTTCAGAATCAAATAGACTAATAGTTTGCATATTTTCTTCGGGAGCTTTGAGGTCAACTCTATCTCCAATATCTAAAACTATTTGCTGAAGTACTTCTACATTTTCTTCAGCAGAAGATATAGCAATAGTTTTTTCTACAAACTTATCTAATTCATCTAGGATTTCTACTTGTGCATACTCATTTTTTAGATACTCAAGGAGCATCCAAGCGTCGACATCTATGTCAACAGCCTCGATAGCAAATGTTTTTTCTCTAAGTTTTCTATCACGAATGGATAGTTTAAGGTCTTCGAAAGTTGGAAGATGTCCAAAGTTCTTGACATGGGTATGCATCACTTTATGAAGCGCTTGATATTCAGCAGGTAAATAATTTTCTCTTAGGTTGCCCCAAGTATCAAAATCTTCCTGCGTAATTATTTGCTTCAGTAAAGCTGAAGGTAAGTTCAAGTGTATCCTCCCAGATAAAAAAGGGCAAGAGAATTACTTCCCTTGCCCAAGTTGATAAAAGTTTAGCTAGAAGCTTTTTCTTTTCTAGCAGCGCCATCGTAGTCGGCACAAGTAAGACCTCTACGGGTCAACATTGTTTTAACGCCTCTTACAGTTTTGCCAATTTCATCAGCGATTTCCTCGACAGTCATACCGTCAAGTTCACCGTTTAAGTCAGACAAAGGGTCAGCTTTTGAAGAACCTTTAGTTTCCTTCTGCTTAGGTATAGCACCTATGTCACCACTTCTGAGTAAGCTAAGAGCTTTTCCTCTGATAGAGTTAACAGATTTGCCAAGTGCTTCTGCAATTTCTTCAACAAATGCACTGTCATTTACCATAGAGATAAATGTAGCTTCTTCTTCGGGAGAGTAAGTTCTAACAGACTCTTGTTTCTCAGCAGGTTTTACATGAGAAGTAAGTTCCATAGAAAGTATTTTTCCTTGGATTGACTTAGCAGAAAAATGTCCACCTTCAAAAGAAGATGCAATTTCTGCATATGTGTACTGACCACTATTGTCAGTAACGAAAGCCTCTAATGTAGCTTCTTGCTCATCAGAGAATGATTTTGTAGACACAGATGAAGCAAGTTCTACTTCATATCCCATTTTTCTAAGTTTAGAACTAACACTTCTTGTTGAAGTTTCTAGTTCATCAGCAGCTTCAGCTACTTGTGCTTGTGAAATTGGGCCTTCACCAACAAAGTCTACTAATTGTTGGGTTCTTTCTTCTGTCCATTTTGGTAATGCCATTTTAGTTTCCTTTTATTATTTCTTTTAAGTTTGTTATTATTTTAACACCCCTATCTCGGGCTGCTTGTGTTTTTGCGGACTCAATGCCGCTTTCATTTACTAATATGTTTACATCTTTAGTTAAACTACTTTTTACAAGGTAGCCCATCTTATTTAATACTTGTGTTGCGGCTGCCTTTGTCTTGTAGCTTTTGAGTTTGCCTGTGATACAAACAACTCCTTTTGTTTCGGTAGGTTGAGACACTTTGAGAGTCTGTATCCACCTAAAAGGAAGTCTTTCATATCCATTAATAAACTCTTCATAATACCAATCGAGTAAATTCTCAGTTGCTACTGGACCGAGTCCTGCTTTCTTGCAATTTTCTTCGTTGATTTCTGCCATGTTTTTGATGACAGAACAAAGTTTAGCAGAAGCAGTTCGTCCAATTAACTTTATAGAAAAAGCTGGTAGTAAGTCCACTAAGTCAGTAGCTTTACTACTTTGTATTTCTCTATGTAGTTTTACTGCGAGTTTTTCCGAACCTAGCGCATCAATCATCATGTCGATATTGAAGCTATAAATATCATAAAGAGTTGTAATCTTTAGTTTATTTATAGTAGCTGGTCCGAGTCCTTTAATTTTGAGTGTTTTTGCAAAATGCTCAATTCTCTTACTAGACTTCCCCTCGCATAAGGGATTCTCACAAAAGAGTTGGTCTTTAATCCAAACCAGTGTGCTACTGCAAGTAGGACAATGAGTTGGTGGTGTTATTGTTTGCAATCTTTCTCTCATCATTTTTTTACTATATATATTATAACAAATTTGAGTTGCCATGTCAAGAACTATTTTTTGGAAAGTCCTGCAGAATGAGAGAATCAATTTTGAAACACTCTGTATGACCTCCAAACTTGATTTTTGGTTCATATTTATCATGCTTATACATATCATGTAGGTACTGCTCATGAGCCCACACATTGTAAAGAGTACTATTCCAAGTCCTTTGTATACGAATATCGTATCCTCTGAAACCTCTACTACGCTTTACAATATGCCTCCAATCTTTTCCACTAGCTATTCCAACCTTTATACACTCTCTTTCAAAAGTTTTTGTATTTACTAATACTATTCCGTACAAAACTCCCTCTCTTTCTTTTTCTTCAGGGTAGTTTTCAAAATATGTATGATTATAAATTCCTCCTGCCATTACACCTTATACATTGTATAGTAAACAGTTAGTTCTTCTCCCTCTTTGATTGGTCTAACAGTTATCAACTCACTAGAAGTATGGGGAACTTTAGGGTCTGGAAGAATAATACAATTAGGATTATTACTATGATTTATAAAACCTCCAAGAGGACTACGAACTCTGCCATGGTCTACACTATCATAGTGAGTATGGCCTAGCATTGTCTTTGCAGGTATTTCTTTAACTGCAAATAAACCAAGACCGTCGATTGAGCTCTTGGATATTGTCAAGCAATTTGGTAAAGGTCTATACATTAATCGACCCGTCTAAGAATTTTTGGTATGATTTCTCCACTTCTTATAACTTCTACTCTGCAACCTATTTCTAGGTTTAGAAACTGGATATGAGCATAGTTATGTAAAGTTGCTCGAGATACTGTAGCTCCCTCTATTTCAATGGGTTCAAGGATAGCAACAGGGGCGACAACTCCAGACTTCCCTACATTCCACATAACATCTATGAGTGTAGTTTCTACTCCTTCTTGTATTTGCTTTAGTGCATAGGCACCTCGTGGGTGTCTTGAAGTATATCCAAAGTTTTCGAAATCTTTATAGTTATCTACTCTAAATACAATACCATCATCAGGGTACTCTGTCCAATCTGAATCTAATACTGTATCAAATCCTTTACTATTTAGATGTCCTAAATCTAAAGCTAAACTGTCAGTCATATTAGGTTGACAAGCATAAGCTATAAAATGTAGTTCTCTTTCTTTAAACTCGTTTTCGTCTTTTAAGTTGAGCGCTCCTGCTGCATAGTTACGAGCGTTCTTAATTGTTTTTGGAGCAACGACTTCTCCTGTTATTTGTAGCATAGGGGAGGGAGAAGAAATTTTATTTGGTACTAGATGTGTCAATAAATGCGTTACATCTAAACCTTTCTTCCCATCTCCTCTAGTTAACCCTTTATGCAGGTTGCCGTCAATATAAAGCAAAGATACTGCTGCCCCATCTAACTTAGGCGAAACTGTTACCATTCCGCCATATCCCTTCAAGGGATTCTTGTCTAATTCATTATCAAATATTTTTTGAAGTGAATACATGGGGAAAGCATGAGGAGTTCTATTGTCTCTACTGGAAGCTCCAACATCATCAAACTCAGCTATCTTAGCTAAGTGGTCAAACTCTGCATCTGACATGATGGGTGCACCATTGTAGTAGGCAAGTGATGCTCTCCTCAAATATGCTTTTATATTTTCCATTAATATATTATACTAAATTTTAAGGGCTGTGTCAAGAACTAAATTCACTTTAGGTAAATTTGGTCTAAAATATCTTTGAAGTGGGATTCTAAAATGTTTTTAGCCTCAGCTAAGGATAGTATCTCAACTAACCCTTCAAATAATAACTTAGAGTTATTAAAATCAAGGCGCAAGGCTACTCCGTCCTTGCTAGGCTTAAAATCTCCTTCAAAGTCTAAGTAGTATTTTCTTAGGTGTAAATACTCTGTGCCTCTAAATTCATTTACTGTGAGTCTAACTTGTTCCGTTCCCTCGTCATTTTCCGAAACAATTTTTTCATAGACCTCAGGCGCATCATATATCTTCATCGTTTGTTTTTGAGTATTGCACTCAGAGGAACGATGCTAGTTACATTTCTTGGTTGTAATAATCTATATGAGTCTGTATCCCAACAAAACAAAAGAACGGTGTTATCCGACTCTTTTGCCCTGTTTCGTTTTGACTGAATGTACTTATTATCAAAGTCTAATGTGCAAACATTATACTTTAGTTTACGAGAGTTTGTACTTCTATATGTTATTACGGCGTCGCCGCACTTATGCACGGCATTTTTAAACTCGTCTTTTTTCACTAATTACTCCATTACTATTAAGAAAACTCTTTCCTTTAGTAATGGTAGTATAATTAGTTATTGATGTTGTTTATGACCCCTGTAAAATACACAGCTGCTTTACCAGTAAGTTTACTAATAATATCTTCATCAATCTCTTGACCTGCATCAGATAATGCGTTGGTAAGGTCTTGTTGAGCATCAACTTTACTGACTCTCTTACTGCCTGTACTTCCGTTAGATGAAGCACTTGTTCCAGGAGCTTTCTTTACATAGACTCCTGCTTTTGTAAGTATCATTCTAACGCCATTTGGTGATTCACCGAGTTCTTCGGCAACCATCTTTACTACTTCCATACTTGTTTCTGGAGTAGGTTCTTCGGCAGTATACATCTCTACTGCTTGAGCTTTGGATTCATCTGTCCATGCCATTTTTCTTTTTCTCCGAATTGTTCCAAATTTAGTTTGATATTCAGCGATAGTTTTTGTACCTCTGTAGCCAGGACACCAACCTGTGGCTTCTAACTGTTGCGTATAAAATCTATCACTCATTTATATATTATACAAAAATTAAAGAGCTTTGTCAAGAACTATTTTTTGCTTGTCTAAACTCTGCCTTTAATTCTTGGCCAATCGCTTTTACTTGTTCTATATGTCTGCTGGTTATAACTGTACCGACATTTTTAGATAGATATGTTTCGATAGAATCAATTTTTTTCTCTATTTCTTCTATACTATGCATCATGTACTAAAATGTTTATTGATTGCTTCAATCTTATCTTCTGCCTCAGAGATTTTTGCTATCTGAGTTTCAATAGCTTCAACAATATCAGGGTGTTCTCCAATACCTGCAGAGTTTCTTTTATACACCATAACGTTTGCTTTTGCTACTTCTATTTCACCTTCTAATTTTTTTACTAATGCCTTTAATAAATAATTCATTTGTATGTTCCTATAATTGCGTTGCAGTATCCTTTTACCCATTTCTTTCTAGGCTCTTCGAATAATGCGACCTGCCAAATAAAGGGTGTTAAAAATAAAGCTCCAATACAATACACTATAAAATGTATTATTGGATAGTTTGTTAATAATTTTTCGTTTCTGTTTATGAGTATATATCTTGCTATAAAGAATGTCCTATATACAATCATTATCCAAGTAGTTAAATACATTGCTACTATTAATGGAAGAGCTTCCATACTGTTTCTCCATACTTAGATAGTTACTCCATACTTTTCTAGGTGTTTGAGGCTTCCTAAGTCATAGGCTAATGAAAATGAGTTATATCCTACATTTTGTAAATAACCAAAATGTGGAGAAAAAAGTTCTTTTTCTTCTATCACATAAATATGATAGCCTTTTGCTCCATACTTATCCATATATAATTTTTCAAATAGCTCTTTTTTAACAATGGCCACTTTATTATCTTTTACTGACCACACTCTTTCTCCCACTTCAAATTCTTCTGCTACACATTGTTCAGGTAGCATAGCGTATCTATCTTTGTAGACTTTTGAGTGGGCTTCTTTTGAGACCTTTTCTGGAACACCTGCTTTATCTATAATATTTCTTACAAAAGTAGATGACCTAAAAAGTTGTTTAGCAATATCACTAATAGAATCTCCGTCTATATAACCTTGTATTGCTTGTTTTATCTCTGCTTCCGTTGCCCTTTTTCCTTTATTTTGAGCTTTTCTTGTAGCTCTGTGACTCATAATATCTTTATGTTCTGCTAAAATTTTATTTAGTCTTGTAGTATTATAAGTTATATTGAGAATCTCACACGCTTCTTTCTTTGTGATAGGATTAGGTTGCTCTAATAAAAATACTACTTTATTTAAAGTTGTTTCGTCTAATTTTTCATGTTTCTTTTGTCTGACTCCTGCCATTAATCTTTGTCCCTATATAGTTCGTCTTCGTATTCTCTTAATTCTTTTTGTTTTTCATCTTCCATTTTTCCTAATAGAATGATTGCATAATGAATAATCTTGTATAAATCAGATTCTTGCTTTCCATTTTTCTTTCCAAATCTTTGTGCATACTTCATTATGTTTCCTATGCAAAAACCTTCTCCATGTTCAGCATCAAATACAAACTCAGTTGATTGTATTTTTCCACTACCATAGTGTTGTTGATAGGTTTTATCGATATACAACTTTAGATTTTTTAATATTTTATCTTCGTTGAAAGTATACTTAGCCAAATGCTACTCCTATTAAATACATACTTAGACCCATAAATCCAAGCACTACAATTTGTACTATGGACATGACGAATACTTGTTTCATCGGGTGAACTTTTTCAATATCATCTAATTTCATTTCAGAATCCGACTCTAAGTACATAGTTCTCCGCTGCATTTTCTGCCCATAATTCATTTTTACCTTTATGTACTATATCAAATGCCCAACCGGCCTCATTGAAGTGTCTAGTACACCACTCTCCTTTATCATTTTTCCATACCTCGGCCTTGCGAGTCTTACTCCAAAAGTCGTGGTATTTTTTATCAAAAGTTTGTATAGTTTCGTATTTCATCAAATTTGTCCTTTAAAAAATCTCTTACAGTATACCATGTATCAGACTGAAATATTGTTTGGAATAAAAGTATCCATATCAATAAACTGCCTGCCCACTTTAGTACTGTCCAAGGAAGTAAAAATAATTCTACCATTATATATCTCCTACTTGTCTGTGTTCACTCTTTGCTACTTCAAACCCGTTTGGGTATCTAGCTTCGAGTTTCTTGATGTTTTCTTCCATCACTTCTTGTGGTGTGAATCCAAGTGCTGTACAGCCTTGCACCCAATACCATAATACATCTCCTAGTTCTCTTTTGAGATGATACCTCTCATCTTCATTAAAAGGTTTACCTTGAAATATAATCTTTTTAATCACTTCAGAAAACTCACCTGACTCAGCTTGCATACCTATTGATGCTGTGAGGAGCTGTGAGAATTCTACATAGTGTTTCTCATGTATTTCCATTAATCTATCAACTAATGTTTCTGTGTGTAAACTTTCTTGAGAGGTTGTTGAGATTACGAACTTTGCGTAATCATTGAATTTCTTTTGTTCTTCTGTCAATTTGTTCCTCCACTTTTTTTATTATGTCCTCTTTCTTATACCACAACCCAGAGTATGTCTGTATCTCTCCATTGCGGTGTTCCACTATATATCTTTTATACCCAAAGGGGCGCTCAGA